TGCAACATCATCGTTGGTTGTTTCTGAATAACCAATGTGCAATACTGTATCTTTTGCATTGATATAAGCTGCACAGTTGTATAATCCAAACACACTAGATAATAATGGAGTAAAGTAACTGATACCAGATTGTTGTGGTTGAGAAATATAAGACTCAAGTGTACTATCTGCTAATGTTTTACCTATTAAAGTAAATACAATATTTGTATTTCTTACCCAGTAATAATAAATTGGTGTTATCAATCCTTCTGCATTAACTATTCCACGAATAGAATAACTATTAACATCATACGGTGTTCCTGGTCCAGCATACTGTGAAGGGATAGATTGGCTTGCAATCCAAGAATAAACACTGACATTACTTCCAGGGAATACTCTGCCCCAATACTGGCTGTTATATTGAACATCATTTTGATGATAATTCATAAAACGAGTATTTGATGTATTAAACCAAAGTCTACCTACATTCTCTGCTGCCCAAACTTTTCCACCTTGTGTGGACCCTGCTGAATTATAAGCTGCTGGGTCAATATTTGACACAACATCAATATTTTCTGCCACAGCCCCCAATAGTTTTCCTTGTAGAGGATCGATATAATCTAAGTTTTCTAATGTTTGATTAGTCATTGCACTAAACAATTGAATGTTGAATATTCCATTAACATCAACAATTGGTGAAGATTGTCTAAACACTGCCCAATCCGGAGTACTTGCGATACTAACATAAGTAACAACTTGTCCAAAGATATCGTTGGCATATCCAGTTGGGACAAAGTTTGGTGTACCTATAGTAACTCTATTATTGTTGAAATCTAGAGCAGATCCATAATATGGTTGAGCACCATAATTCAAGTTTTGGGCATTTGTACTTTGAGCATATACGAATTGACCAGGGTTGTTTATATTTTCACTGTACAATGGTAAATAGTCAAACATGTAAACTGCACCTGCATTGGTGAATGTGTCAACCCACTGAGTGGCGTTGTTATCAAATACAGTGTCATTATCTATTTCATCGTCAAAGAAGTCAAATGTTGTACTAGCATATCTAGTTCCTACTGGAGCACTTGCTATAAATGAACCAGAATTAGACTTATCAAACTTTACTACAGTTCCAAATTGAGTACGACCTTGTACATGTGGGGAAGTTACCTTTTGTGTTTGCTTGTACAGTTCAACACCCATTTCACCTAAGGTAGCTGAATCTAATACTGTTAATGACAGTTTGTTTCCTGCAATGGCCAAATCAACATTAATCAGTGATATTACTAAATTATCATTTACTGCACTTGCTTGTATGTTAGTAAGCCCTAACAAGTTAATATTTGCCACCGCAGAGGTTGCATTGCCGATTGGTAGCACGACTCTATATCCATTCAATAGAACGGTTCTAGGAGTAGTTATATTACACGCGGTGGTGCCAATGATAGTACCATATCTTTCGCCACCATTAGTATATCTATGAACCGCACCCTCGTAGTTCTCTGCACTTAATTCAAATGGGGCTCCAACTAATATTTCATTTGCAAATGTATTAGTATCTGTACTTAACCCAAATTGAACTCCAACTCTTGGGGTTTCTTCATTAGTTAGTGTTTGTGCTAATACAAAGTTAGAACCACTAATATTTACTATGTCACCTGCATTTAATGTAGGTGTTGCTCCACTATATATGTTTAGTGTAGAACCAATCACAGCATAATAGTTATCTTCCAGTGAAGTTCCATTAACAGTGACAAACAACGGAGTTGTCTGAACGGTTACTGTCATACTACCAGTATCATCAACTAGTTGTACCGCACTACCATTGCGTGTAGTTGAGATAGTGAATGTAGTTGATGTTGGCTTGGTCAATACATAATAAACAGCATTTAGTGCAAGTGCCCCAGCAGATATAATGGTGCCCGAGAATACGACAGGATCACCGACTGTAAACCCAGTGCTACTACTTACTGTAATTCTGTCTGTTGACGCGGTAGTTGCTGTTGCAGTTTGGGTAACTGTAATTGGTGTCCATGCTAACGGTATCGCTACTGGAACATATGCTTGATTAGCTGACTGAGATTCAAAATTCTGAACAGTCCTAGAGAATACATAGGTATACCCGTAGTTTTGTGTATTTACATCATAATCTTGCTGTGGAGTTCCAATAACGACTGTATCACCGTAGTAATCGGTTGAGATTGAATAACCAAAGTTGTCACCTGCGCTTGTTAATCCTAATGCATCGCCGTCAATAATGTGCGCTAATTCATATGTAGAATTTGTAGCAGTACCTGTACCAGTGCCACCACCACTTGCCACAAATATTGTTCCTACTGTATTACTAGATGCACCAATTAATGTAAAATCAGTAGTACCTACACTGGTAATAGTGTAGGGGTTTGCAGAAACAAAGTTGCCAGCTGTCACTTCATACGCTGCTCTACGATAAGCATAAACACTATTGTTATCAATGTCAGAAACATAAAGCCAGTTTTGATCACCTGACAATGCAGTTGAAGTTCCCCAAGTAGTTACTCCACCAGGGGCTGCAATGGTTTGATACAATTCTAATGTATTCAATGCTTGCGTATCTATGTATTGATATACATAAATAGTAGGTGTTCCTGTCGGTTGAGAAATAACAAACAAGTTATTAACATACGATATGTTTGCACCAAACGAAGTGGTTTGTGTTATTGTTTGGTATGATATGTAAGAATTACTGAGTGCGTCAAATTTATAGCGATAGACTTCACCATTTTCGCTATCACCCAATAAGTAACCAAATCTAGAAGTATATGCCACTGCACTACCAAAAGTTTCACTCGCTGGATTTATAATTTCATTATCATATTGATAATTTAAACTCTTGCGATATACAGCCCAGCTACCATCGTTATTGGTATCAACCCAAACTTTTAATTTATTAAACTCATTATCTAACAAAGGCAAAGTGCCTATGTCAGGGGCAGTTGCTACCCTTTGACTTTGTAATCTGAAACCTACCCCTTGACTATTAATATTTTTTATTTGTGGGTTCAATGACAGGTTTATAATCACATTGAACGGATCCACAACAGCAGCCACAATGTAATAATTATCAATTGCAACATTAAAATTAACAATTGCAAAAGATTCATATCTTGTCAAGTTGTGTGCTTGGCTGAATGTTATAGTTACAGTGTTGTTTAAATTGTTCTTGGCATTAATAACTGAGCCTAAACTAGCAGGGGTGTAAACTTGCCATGTTGAAAGATAGTTTGCTACCCAAACATAATCACGCACATAAAACTGACTGATCGGAACTGTAGTCCCGGCAGCGTTTTGCGCTGTTGGTAATCCAGAATAAAAATAGCTGGCCATTTTAACATCATTTAAATTAACATATCCGGCAGTAGGATATAATGATGATAGTTGCAAGTCTGAAATAGTAGGTAATATATCAACAGTTGTTATTGGTCTTCCATAGTTAAACACGCTATACAGTGGTACTTGTTGTTGTACCCCATCGATAAATACCCCGGATGTTAAACCTACAATAGAAGGATTACCAACTAATTCAGGTTGATCAAGTCTAAACTCAATAAAATTATTGTTTAATATACCACCAAATTCACCGGACTTGATAGCCCAATTTTGATATAAGGTATAATCAATACCGCCCTGTGGTAAATTTGCACCCTTAAATGCGCTAGCTGCATTTAATGTACCTTTATTTTTAATTAAGTTTTTGTAAACATTAACTTGAGTAACGTCAGTCAAATCAACTAGTGCTAGATAATCCCTTGGACGATATCCAATCAAAGAGAATGATAATAAGTCAGCATCATTTTCTAAATTAGCTTTATTTACATCATAATACAAGGTACTTTCATATGAACGAGTTTGACTATTAGGTAATAATCCCTTTTGAATTTGATCATAAGTTGTTTCTTTCCAATCAAGTTCCCTGAACAATATGCTTGGTTGTATTATTCTAAGAGCAGACCAATATTTATTTTTATATTGAACAATAGCACCGGCAGTATATTTAAGTGTATTATCCCACTCTTTTACATTATCTTGATTTAAGATAAATCCAGCTGCATCAACATTACCGGCCCAATCAGCAGTTAATGTACCATTGACAGAGATACGATATTGTCTTAGCCCGGTAACTAAATTATAAATTACATCATTGAACAAGGTAACATTGTCAAAAACTATACCATTTTCAATATTACTTATATTGAATTGACCATAACTAATAGCATCACCTACGTTTAATGTTTTAGCTGCAAATGCAGTTCCCTCACGGGTAATATTTAAATTGCTTGTTGAAATTGGATATAAATCTTGATTCAACAAGAAGTTTTTTTGACTTAGTGTTAATGGCTGAACAATTCTACTTTCTTTGTTAATAGTTATTAAGTTAGCTGAGGGATTGATTGTTGTAATAGAACCAAGATCCCATCCAGTTTGCGCCCAATACAAGAATTCAGCAATCATTTGTTGCCATTGAATTGGAATACCATTTTCAATTTCTTCATACACAACACCCTGGCTTATTAGATATTCACCATAGCTAATTAAAAACTGTGCTACTTGCTGGGTGTTATAAAATTCAGTTCCATAAGGAATCACTTGTATAGTATCAGTAAAATTATCTGTAACTTTTACTGTTAATGTTTCAACCGTAATTGTTTGAATGGCGCCGCCAAATTTTGGTGTAAGAGTTTTGAAATATGCATTAGTTTGCGAGTTGCCAAAAACTTTATAACCATTTTCAGTTATTTGTATTACTACGCCACTGTAGATAATTCTGTCAAATGGTTGATTTTCATACAACAATAATCCATAACTTTCATCGGGTATCAACAATGAACTGTTATTACTATTTGCTGAACTCTTTTCAACAAAGAACTTTAACAGGTTCTTATCACTAAAGCCTGCTGCACGATATACTAAACGAACATCTAAATTGTCCAACAGAGTAGATATATTAGTTGTTGCATCTACACCAACTTGTTTTTCATAGTCAACAATCCAGTTGATATAACTAGTTGCAGGTGTACCTGTTCCGTATATTGGAATGTCACTTATTACCAAATGACTTCTATCATTTACTAGATATTGATTAAATTCAACATTATATTTGTAAGCATCAACATCAACCCCCAAGTTGAAGAATTCTGTTGGTTTGGTTACAGCAAGAATGTGCATCAAGTCGAAGGGCCAAGTGCTGCTTCTACGATAGCTGAATTCTGCCGGGCCAACATCACCTACTATCCAATCACGCTGGAATAGATATTGATCATAATTACTAACTAATGAATCAAACGGTGATAATAAATCACCATTACTATCTACTGGTATTATCTTTGATAAATTGGGACGGGCATAGCTAGGTTTAATAAACGGTGTTCCGTCATTCCAAACAGTACCTGTTTCTAAGTCGCCCCATAAAACCAAGTTATCACTGGTATACGGTGCAGGACCATACCGACTAGTCCACCAGGTTGGCTGATTTGCCAAACCTAACATCTGCCAAGGAGTTTCGTTCGGTGTGCTGGTGTCATAGAAGAATAAGTATGCTCCTCTGAAATTACCTTGTTCAATTGGTTGATTGTTTAGTTTGTTGCCGCTGTCTCTGTAGTTGTAAGTAAACTGATTATTTGTATTATAGAATTGTGTTTTATAATCAATTCTGTTTTGACCAACCCAATTTAAAAACAATTCACTATAAATTTGCAAGAACTCATCAGTTGAATAATCAGTGGTTCTAAAGAATCCAGGAATAATTACACTTTGATATGAACCTGCAGGCACCGTTTCACTTAATTTCAAGTTGTTGTATACCCGAATTTCATATTCAAGTAGTACTTGGTCTCTGAAATCAACCAATGTACTTGTAGTTGCATCATAACTACCATACAGTTTATTGAATGATCCGTCGTGTCCCACAATGAAATATGTTGCAGGACTATAAGCGGTATCTAGGGTAACACTAGGAATAGTTGCAGGATACAAGCCCAGCTTAGTTGGGGTATTTGGAACATAACTTCCATATGTTTGATTAAATTCTTTAACAGTAATTTGATCATTTGGTTCTAATGATAGTGTAATTGTTAAAGAAGGACTATCAGTACTAACAGTGTATTCAATTCCCCTAATCAATTGTGTTTGTACATTGTCCCGAGTCAAATATACCAGTATACCGTTGTAATTTGCAGAAGCAAAATTATAGATATGGCTCAGAGGATAAACACTTATATCTAATGAATTTACAAAATTATATGTATTTGTGATGTAGGGAGCCTTTGAAGGCAACATATCACTCCAGAAAAACGATTGAGATTCTACACGCGGAGCATTAATCTGCCCCAATGCATCATCTAACATTTGTGATGGGGTCAGTAATCTGGAATAATCTGAATTATTAACAGTATCTACTAATAATGTCTTAAATGTAATATATTGTCTGCTATTGTACAACAATGAGTTGAACAAATTATGATCTTGATTTCTTAAGAAAGTTCCAGGTAACACCAGTGAGGCACTATTCTGTATAATTCTATTGCCCCACGGAACTAAATTACCCAAATCACGATAGTTGTTTGATCCAAAAACAATACCCGTTGTGTTTGGATTGTTAAAGAAAATACTTTGATACTGTCCGCGAATGTCACCTATGTTAGCAGTTGTAACAGATGTATTAAATGGATTGTTGTTTAAGTTAATGGGTGTTTGAAAGTAAGCAGTGCTGCTTACTTGATCGCTTAAAATTAAAATTTGTACTACTGTATTTGTCGTAGGAATAACCGGAATATTAATAGTTGTTGATGTGTCAGACACCGGACCAAGAACCTGCCATTCTGTGTTTGGTACATAGATATTGTTAATATAAACTTGAATCAGTGGCCACTGAGTGGGTGTAGTAAGAATAGGTGCTATATCACATGTGAAAGTATTAGTTGTATTTGTTAATACATCGTAATCAAATTCAAAAATTTGATATTGCACACTAGGCGACACCGCAGTTTGCCATCCTAACTGCCTAACAATTACAGGTTCAATACCGGGTGTTATTGAGTAGTTATAAACGTAACCCTTGTTTACGTACTCTATAATTGAATTCATACCTTGAACATATGTGAAGGTGTCAGAATTTAACGTAACATCAAAACTTATGTCACCTACATTATTAACCGAACTATAGCTTAACGGAAAACCCAGTACTGTATCATTTGATCCTGATCCTATGCCATATGAAAACAATGTGCAACCTGAAAATGATGTTCCAACATAAACTGCATGGTCACCAAAACTTATACCATTGCCATCATATATATCAAATTTAGGTGGTTGATTTAATTGAGATTTTTGTTGGCCTTCTATCCAGTCAATACCATCAAAGAAGAAATCTTTACCCCTGTAATTATATCCTCTATAAACTGCGGTTTGCTCATCTGGTAAAACTAAACCATCAGTGGATTCTGTAAGCGTAATTACCGGGATACTACCTGGGTTTATTGTAGAAAAGCGTGAAACGTATATTTTATTTCTAACATTACTGTCACTATCAACTGCAAATACTATTCTTGATCCGTCAAACAATGCATAATTATCCAATGGCGTGTCAGCAGTTACCACTGAAGCAACTGATGTACCTGCTACAATTGATTGATTATACCAAGATACAGTAATAACAGTATTAGAACCTACAATACTAACCGTAGATACAAAAGTAATTGAAGGTAGTAGACCAGTGGAATCAGTTATGTACTGCCCTGCTGTGAACAATCCAAATACATCTGTACTTGGTACTGTGATAGTAGTGCTATATGGGTAAACTGCCGCTGACATTGTTCCTGCGCCCGTAGTTACTATTACAGAGGTTCCTTGTTTAGTTGCTGATATTACAACATTAGTAGAATTTACAATTTCAAGAATATAATATCTGTTAGCATTATTTGTAGGGTCAGTGCTTAATCCACCGAAAGCAGTGCCAGTAAAAGTTATAGTGTCATTAACATTTATTCCAGTTGTGCTATCCAATACCACTTGATTTATTAATGGTACAGTTGCGGTTGCGGTCTTTGTTATTGCGCCGGTTATTGGAGCAATAGTTGCTGTAGAAGTTGTATAACCAGCGGTATCTGGGTAATAACTAGTTTGTCCGGCTACATAAGTAAATGCATCAGTTGTTTTAGTATCAATAAAGTCAATTGGGTTTTTACCTACCGCACCACTATTGAATAACTTAAGATTAGGATAAAATTCAATGATTGGTCGTTTTGCTTTATTACCTAATTGAGTATACTCAGTAACTAATTCCGGTGTGTTATTATATTCCGCAGTTGCATTTATAACATCAATGTGAAACCAACGATTGCTTCTTGACCATGGATTTCTATTGATAGCGTTTCTAGCAATAGTTATATAATCAGGATTTATTGGAATATACAAACTTGAATCATAATTACCTATGTCAAATGGGGTAGTATCAAATGGAATATATGCCGCTGACGAGAATAACCCAGGTGAAACAAGGGTAGATACAGGTATTAATTCAATTGCTGTACCTACACCCTCAACATAAAATTCTACATTATTAAAACTTTCAGGGTATATATCACCCTGAAAAAGAATTTTTAATCCATTAGTAAAGATAACACCATTTGTAGAAGTATAGTTAATCTTACCTAAAATGTCAGTTTCTACATTGATTTGATTTGTAACATTATTTTCAATTAAATTGATAACACCAACACGACCGGGGATAGTACCATCTTGGTAGTACAATTTATCTAGTATGGCACTGTTGTATGGCTCTAATGTAATTACACCAATTGAACTTCTATAAAAATTTCTGTTTGTCCACTCTAACCCGTATGTGGCAGTTATCTTTTGATTAGTAGGAATTGCTGCGGTAGCGGTCAATTGAATCAGTGGATCGTCAATGTCTCCAGATAAACTTATAGTGTAGAAAGTTGAAGTTACCTCTTCATTTGTATCGCCGGTATTGTAAAACATGACGGTCAATCCGGCTAATGCAGTTACTCCGTCAATGCCCCCGATTTCATTTACTAGTGCCCCGTTTACTTGATCAAATGGTAATGTGGAAACAACACCTACTGTATTATCACCTGGGAAAATGAAGTCGTCTAGTGCGTTTTTCTGAGGAACATTAAATGTAACCTCACCATTAGTTATCCCGTTGTTTATAACACCATATACATCACGAGTTTGTACATTACGTTGAGTTGGACTTAATCCAGTAACGCCCGGTTCTCCTTGAATCCAAAACTGAGTATTTTGATTTACTGTAAAAGTATATTGCCCACCTCTTAGTAGAGTTAATGTTGGGTTAGCACTAGGATTAGTAAGTGTTTCTGAAGAAATTACATAAGAGTTTGCTTCAGGTTGAATAACAAAGTTTGCTGAACTGTAAACAATATTAGACTCTACAACCACACGTTCTGGACCTTCTGGCAACCAGTAGTATTGATTAAAGTTAATGATTGTATCTAAATTAGTAAATGAATCCCATGAATAAAATTGATTGTTGAACAATCTGTTATTATCGGCAGTTAATCCACCTTCTAACGTCAATGCATCTATGATGCCAGGATAGCTAATGAAATCTTTCGCAGTTGAATTATTTTCTTTTAAGAAAATAACACCCGGATCCAATTGATAATCAGTTCTTGTTTTAGTGGGTTCGGTTACATAACGATCTTTGGCATTAATACCATATCCAAATTTACTACCAATATAACCCTGAATCTTTTTAGTATTGGGTTGTGCAACCAATTGATCTAGCGTTGCTGCTAAAAATTGTGCATTGGTCGTGGTTTTAAATATCTCTGGAAGAAAATCTAATGTCCTAATTCTTGTTGCCATGTTTATTAATCTCTATACTATACTTATGCCATCTGCAATTGGGCGGGGGTAAGTGCTGCTATCACAAGTACATCGTTTGATGTAGCTGCGTTAACGAATATCTCGTAAGGTAAACATTTAATTTCATATAAATCTCCAAAATGTAGGGTAGGGTCGTTGGGTACCAATACACAAGAACTTACTAAGTCACCTATGTTAGTGTGGATATAGGCACTTAATTCACTGAAGTAAAAAGTGTCACCAAAGTTCCAATTGTTAATGTTGAAATAATTATTCATTTGTGTTAATACAGCACTACGAATTTCACTATCACTGGCATTGGTATTAGAATTTTTAATAACTTTTATTGTTGCTCTTAGTGCAGATGCTGCCTTAGGCCCAAACAATGGCTTAAACACCACGCTGTTTAATATAGCACTATCTGTTAACATTTTATAATTTTGTATCTGACTATACTCAGTGCTTAATTGGTTGATCGTAGGTTTCAATGGCACGGGAACAGTGTTTGTAATATCTTGAATCCAATTTTGATATGCAGTATAGTATGCTTGTGTAACTACATACAAATCAATTATGTTTGTTGTAGCAGGATCAATGCGTGTAGTATTGTTACTATTATGACGATATTGGAATTGCAACCCTTGACGCCCAGGCTTCATGCTATACTGAGGTTGAACAACTAGTATAAAATACGGGGTTGTTATTATTGGGTCTTGCACAGTTATATAGAACACATTTTCAGAAAATGCATAGAATAATTGACCAACTGGATATTCATATTTTACAATTTCAATTTGTGTTGAGGTTGAATATTGATATGCCACTATAGAGGAAGCTATCAAATCTAGACGAGTTAAATTAATAGCATCTTGTATTGTTTCAAAGAATGCATATACTCCAATGTTTGTGCTACCGGTAACATACCCGGTGATTTCATTGAAGAAATCGGGATTCTGTATTATGCTTCTATTATTAACATCAATACTAGCAACTTCAACTTCAAAATCATTTATATACCCGTCACTTTCAACAGTTTGGCCAATAATACTAGTGGTAACAGGGTTACTCAATGCGTAATTACTATTAGGTTGTGTATTAGTAACCAATACTTTAACAAAATCTTGAAGTATGATTCCGGATAACGGATCATATACTAATTTACCTGCATCATATATAAACCTAGTATCTGCAACACTACCAAAGTAATATGCCAGTGAACGATAAGTTACAGTGTATCTATTATATCCAACACTCTCAAAGTTTACAAAATAGTTAGATGCATTGTAAATATCAATATTCCAACGATTTTGATTAATGGTCAACGAATTATTAAAGACTAATGAAAAGTTTTGTTGTAAATCTAGTCTAACAATACATTCTTGTATAACGCTATTAGGCAATGAGTTGCTGAATGAGGGTAGTACTACTGTTAAGATTGCACCGTTGGGAACATAACTATTTAAAGTTATAGGTCCTGAACCATTTACAAATTGACCTAAGCCATTATTGAATCCGTCACCAATTACATTTAATACAGTAGTCCAAATATATGTAGTGTTTGACGGTCCAGCTACTCCACTTACCAATCGGTTGTTGCTATCAAAATAATAACCAGCCGGCGCTATAAATTTAATTAGTGCACCTGAAGTAATATACTTTGCATTTTGTGAAGAATATGTTCCTACAGGGACGGGAGTATCTGCTCCGTTAGTAATATTGTAAAAATATCCTGATAAACTGTTGGCATCTACTGTACTAGTGTTCCAATATAATGTACCATCACCAGATGCCGTATTGATGCTGTATCTGGTATAGTTTTGAGTATAGTATTGTGACGATCTATTATCAGCCAAGATAGCAGCTAATGTTCCAGTTAAGAACGTAATAATATCACCGGTACTGGTTATGTTTAGTGTTGCATACCCATTGGTGTTGTCTAACCAAGTGCCGCCATCATTTGCATAACTGTTTGTGCTAGAGTACTTTCCGGATGGATCAAGTAAATCTAGATTTTTGCTTACACCAACGCTACTGCGATTGATAGCCTTTGATTTGATTATTGAACTATACAATGTATACGGAAAATTGTTATAATCTTCACCGTTAACCATACGATTCTGTGTATAGTAACGACTTGGCGCCCGTTGTTTAATATTTGCCAATGACTCACGAACCTGTGCATTTGACACCGGTATTTGCAATGACAACCCTAAGGTTAATGTTTCAACTCTGCCAATTCTACTTACATAATTAATTGACACTGAAAACCCTTGCATATCAGTGGGTTGAATAGTATAAGTTAATGCATTGCCCGCACGAACATATGCTCTGAAAGTACCCACTGGTATTTGACTGAATACCCCGTCGCCAAATATATAACTAACTTGGTCATTAAATCTACTGTTAACCGAATAAATTTGTTTAACAGAATTCTCAGTTTGCAAGTATGCATCAGCATAGATATTATCTACGTCTTTCCATAATCCAAAGGTCCCGTTCACTTGACTAATCTGATACAACCAAGTATCAGTGTTATTAACCCCTTGAATATCTCCAATGTCAATTACTTGATTTGAGATTTGATTTTGTAGAGTGAAGTCAAAATTTGTCAATGAACCTTGTTTAAAGTAAAAGAAGAACCCTGTGTTTGGACTACCGTATCCCAATTTATCATTGCGATAAAGCATATTGAATCTATTAGTCGGTGCAGGAGGAATTTCATAAACATAATCTGTTCCAACTGTACTTACACTGCACAATTCAAAATTCATATTTAAACCATTAACTAAATTACTAAACGGTACTACTGGTAATGTACCTGTGGGAATCTGTAATGTATATTCGTCAGTTTTTATCCCAAGAATTTGTGCTGTGTTGGCTGGTAATCCAACTCGTTGCGTATTGATTAAAGTTGCATTGATGATGGTATTATATTGTTCTAACCAATTTGGGTTAGCAGGATCGTTCCATAATACAGGAACATTACCTAGATTAAATCCATTTAAATCTGTGATATTTTGAGTAGTGCGAACACTTGTTACCTTTAAATAACCTTGTGCTTCTAAATTTCTTTTAGGTGTATAACTAACTAAGTTTGCTAACTTGATAACACTATCTCTGCGTTCAGCAGTATCAATGAAATTTTCACGAGCATTTAAGTCATTACGAAAAGCAAGGCCTTGTCCCATGAACGCCATAACATCAAGTAAGGCAATAAATTCTGAACTTTCAATGTAGTCATTGAAGGTTTCAGGATAATACAGACGCAGATAATCTATGAAACTTTTACGCAAAGTTTCATAGTCAAAGCTACGAAAATCGGCTTGATTGAAGGTTTGGTAAATGGCCTTCCAGTCATTTACTCCGAATAGGGAACTTTGTCTTGATGAGGTTGCCATAGTTATTCTCTTTTAAGTATTTATCATACCTAATAACCTGGGGTTTTTAGATTTACTGTAAAACTGCTATATTAGTAGCACTGTTAAAGAAAACACTTAATAAATTAGCTTGATTGAATGGTGATACCGCCATTTCAACTTCCAGCAATATGCCATTTTCTTGTGGGAATGCTCTAACGGTATTTAATATAAGACGGGGATCTTGCCCTGCAACTCTGCGTATTTCATTTTCCAATTGAAATTGCACATCTGCTGTGTTTGGTTCGAATACAAAGCTCCATAGTGTGGTCCCATAGCTAGGATTTCCCACCTTCTCCCCTTGGCGAATGTTTAATGCATTGATCAAATCTTGTATAACCAATGCTCCATCAACTAATCCAAATTTATTACCTACATTGTAGGGCGTCACCGGTGAACCTGTGCCACCAGCAGGACCGGTTTGAAGATTAGTAGACTTCGGGGTGTTGGCGTTAATTGTAGAAAAGCCTTTATATGCAACCATAATGTATTTATGCAGTTTGTGTTGATGTTGCCGATGCCCGTTGTTGTTGTTGCAATGAAGCAATTTTTGCATCTAAATCTATTAACGCTTGTCTAGCTGTTGCGTCAGCATTTTCTAATATTGTAATTTGCGGATCACCCTGAGGCAAAGTTTGCCTGGCCTTTGATAGCGTGTACTTAGTATTTCTCACCTCTTTATCTAAATCGTAGCGTTGTTCTCTTAATACAGCAATTTGCTTCAGTACGACATCTTGCTCTGCTAAAGCAGCACTTGATGTATTGGTATTTGCAAATAATCCTGAAAAGTTTGGAGATGGTATTTTCTTGTCACCTAATAAATTATTGATTTGAGAAGATATTTCACTTCTATCAACTGTTTTCTCAGCCACGGTTGGCATTTTTATAGGAAAAGGACTTGCAGTACTTAGTGAATTTATACTTGCAGTTAATGCTGCTGCCGCTGCAGGTGATAGCCCAGTTGAAACTAGTGATGATAGTGCTTGCTTTCCAGATTGCAGGCCTTTCGTCAAGCTACTAATTGAGGGTAAATCCGGAATACTAGGTAATCCAGGAATAGTAGATAAGCTGTTGGCTGCGCTACTCAACAGACTGGTGGGATTGCTTAGTGCTCCGCTAAGTGTGGCCCCTGCTCCTATTAATGCATCACCGGACAATAAACTTGTCAGTGAACTTGACCCTGCAGTTGCTGTACTAATTTGATTTTGTGCTGCACTAGCTGCATTTTTAGTTATTGTGCCAAGACTACTTAGGGTGTCAGAAATTCCACTAATAGCTAACGAACTAGAGTTTATGATGGACGACAGTGCTGATTGTCCGCCCGGCAAGTTGCTTACCCCACTAGCAATTGCAGATGGACTAACTATACCTGACATACCGGGCACATTACTCATTGCCCCTGATAATGCGCTCAAGCCTGCATCTACCCCACCCGATGCAACTGCTGCCTCAACTGCGGGTATTTTACCGGTTGCTATGTCAACTCCTGCGCTATTTAATATATTAGTAAATGAAGTTACAACCGGGGAGATTGCAGATTTAGTGTCAGTTGCCACCTGTTCTAACTTGTTTTTTAAATTAATAGCTGTTAAATTCTGGGGCACGCCGGCTTGTAGTGGTTTAAATGAATCTGATATGGCAGCAAATGCAGACTTTGATATTCCTTTTGCTGCATCGGCTAATCCTGCTAATCCAGTAATTTCAGGTGGTTTAATATTTCGTAAAGAGTCAATACTAGGTAATCCTGGAATACTAGGGATTGACGATATCATGCCATTAAGAGAAGTAACAATGGAACCCGCAGAACCTGTAGTTATTGCTAGCGCAGATGAGAAATTACCTGAACTTATTGCACTTGCTACATTAGCAATAGAAGGAAGTGTTGCCATTATAGTATATTACCTATATTAGTAGAGTTTTGCAAGAATGCTACTGTAGATTTTACTCCAACATATGCAGCAGCATTTACTATACCTGCTATGGCTCCTGGTGCTTCATTGCCAATTATAGCACCGGACATCATCATTGCAGTTTGTGCTTGTTGAAAATTAATTATCTGTGCGGCTGTTTGTGCAGCGGTATTATTAATTAATGCTTGTAAATTTTCAGCACCAGAAACTCCAGTAAACAAATTATTTGTCATGGCAGATTCTATAGTCATTCCCCGCTGAACCAAACCAGTAACTAGTGAAGCTGCTCCTGGTTTTAATATACCGGCGGCCTCAAGTTGTTGCGGTGTTTTTGCTAGTATACCTATGCCAGCATTAACATTTCCTGATGCATCTATAATAATTCCAGTACCATTTGCTACTACATCAGGATATGCTGCTGCGGCTTGTGCTGCTGTTCCGCCAATCATTGCAGCAGTTACCCCTGCATTTAATGATTTACTAATTGTTCCGATAGCAGGCACAGTGGCAGCAGTTGCAAGCGTAACTGGATTGTTTGGTGGAAGTCTTGCTGCATCGGTATAAGTTTGACTTTGATTATATTGCATTAGAATGACCCGCTACTATTATTATTTACTTTAACATCAACCCCTTGGTTTGCACTTGACCAAGGAGCATGAGCAGGAGCCCTACTTACAATAGACAATAGATAACCGGGTGCAGCTAACCATCCTTTAATTTTGTCAAACAATGTATCAGTATGAGTTACTATAGGTATTTTAGGTACTTCTACTGGGGTTACTGAAGACGAACCAGTGTTTAAATTTATTTTGCTACCATTAACAAACATAGTTCCTGCGCTTGCATAAGAACCCTCACCACTTGCGCTCATACTCATTGCACCATTAACTTTAACTGTATATGTGCCTAATGTATACCCACTGAAGTTTCCACCTGAACGATAAGAAATATCAGCCTCAGCATTTATTTTAATGTTATTGGCTGCTATATTTAAATCATTTTTAGCGTTAATATTTATATTGTTATCTGCGTGTAAATTTAAATCACCCTGAGTCCTGATATTTACACTGTTGGTAGCGTACATATCAATAGTACCTTCTTTGCCTAATTCAATGTAGCTTTGTCCGTTAGAATGAATAATGAACAATGTTTGCCCATCGTCGCTCATTAATATTTGATGACCTAATGCGGTTCTTAATCGTATTAGTTGATCTTTCCCAACAACATCACCATCATCCATAACAATGCTATGTCCGCCTCTGCGTGACACTAATTTTAAAGATTCAGTTGACGACTTAACCCCACTCGTTAATACATTATTGTCAGTAAACCCACCTTGATAAATTGGTCTACCTGGTGTGCTGACTCCCCAGCCAATTCGTGAGGGGCTTTCACGGAGTGCGCTACTTGATATTGGACCTCTTATAGGGTCCCTAATCAATCCCTGTTGAAAATAAACAGAAGAACTATAACTATGAATTGGCTTGGCAGCAGTTAAAAATGCTGTACCATTTGTTATATCCGGATTGTTTGTATTTAAATTAGTCACTGGTAAAAGTGTTGCCCCACCTAACGCCTCGGCTTCAGCACTATTTGATATGATATTAGGTGAAGCCCCTATTGCAGGAATCATCTGTAGTAATTCAGGTGGTAGAACACCACCGATATAATATCCATAACTTGGATCTCCGTTAATGAAGATACAAATTACCGTGCTTCCTAAATCAGGAGGACTGTACCACATACCATATGAACTTGGATTTTGTGTATAAGTTCCATACCCATCAGATTCACTACTTCCAGACGCAGGGGTTGAACCAAAGAAGGGGCTCATGTAACTTACAGTTACCCAACTTGAGCTATCATCTGAGTCAGGTGCACCAAAATCTGATAGATATACTTGAATTCTACCGCCTCGGGTAGCATCAATGTTGTTTTTAACAACCGCAAGTGTGGGTGTATTACGTATTACCCCGCCACCGGCATCTGGTTTACTTGCTGGAAGTTGTCCTCTTGGTTTAAAATAATCTTGTGCCATAATTAATTGTATCTTGCTTCATCATCTTTATCTTGGGCCGGTCTGTCCTGCGTCATCATCCTGTACTCCTTTTTGAGTTACTGTTTGATTTTCATGTGGTCTGGCTGCTGCTTGGGCTGTCATAGCTGCATCGCCCCCTGGCCCATATTGATCACCATAATCAGTAGTTGACTGAACACTAGCCGAGCCATTGGCAGTTGGTGCCGGGCCATTTATTAGTCTAGGATCAGTAGCAGCAAATGCAGTCCTTGCGGCAGCGCCGCTTTCCGCAGTTAAATCTACACCTGTTCTAGCTGCGGTTGCAGTAGTTTGGTTTCTACCTGCGGCTGCGGCTGCGGCTGAAGCTGAACGATTTCCAAATGTATTAATATTGCAGGCTAATTCCTGTTCAAACTTACCTTTACTAAAAGTACTAACAACTGTTGTAACCATATAACTAACACCACCGCCTCTACTATCTAGTTCTTTTTGTATATCTGCAGGGTAGCTCCAAAAATATATTGATTGATTAATACTCAATAACCCTGTGCTATTTTGATAATCTTTTGGTTCTTTGAAATTGATTTCAATAAACACTTGTCCACCGTTGGGATTTATCGTATACCCATCAGTGCCGTAAAATTTATCATAGAATGAGTTTATGCTACTAGGAGCGGGTTGCATTAAAAAGTCAGGATCCCCCAATACTTTTATCTTTGCACTTGCATATGTACCAGGATCATACAAACTCGTCATATATGCATTTTGTGATTGTAATCCTAAACCCAATGCTCCTTGATCAGGTTGCCCTGATTCTTTACCTATCACAGTAGATGTGCCGGTGTTTGTTTCTGGTGTAGTATCCTTTGCGGATACTGCTACAGTAAAGAAGGTGTTATCCATTTGCTGTTCATAGGATAATATCTCACTATTCTTTCCAGTAAACCAATATTCATATCGTTTATGCGGGCCATAATATTTTGCCCCAGGTTTTGCCCCAGGTGCTACAACAACGGGGGTTTCATATGGCTGAATTATAAAAGTCGTTTTATATGCAAAATCTTGTTGGAGTATATCCCAGCCCAAGTTCTTTATTTCGGCGTGCATTGTATACCACCTGATTCTTACTTCTTGTGGAATGTTTTGTTCTGGATTTTTTCCGCCTTCCTCGGGTTCGGTCGTTGAAATATAAGCTGTTTTTAGTGCATTCAACAAATAATCACTTTGTAAAATAATTTGGTTAACACATTGTAATATTGAACCACCTTTAGTAAAAGTGATTTGTCTAACAGAATTATTAGGTGTGCTGCTTTCTTCAGTTGCAACAGTAGAGTCTGAAGTCTTTTTAATATTGTTAGTCATGGCCCAAACTCTTTTGTCTAACACAGCTTTATCTACAATACTTGCATCTTTTATCAATGTATTGGCATCACCTAAAAATACCACATCCCATTCATTTGCGATTCCAATTGATTTATTAGTAAGTAGCTTTTGTTGATCTTTGTTTAACTTAGTAAGCAATCCAATAGCCCCAAGTTGGGTCGGGGTAGTAGATGCTGACTCGCCGGGTTTAGTTCCAGCTGATTCTTTTCCGCCCATCAATGCATCGTATACAGTTGCTCCTAATATAGATGCCCCTGTATCTACAAACCCTCTTTTAGTTCCAAATGCACCGCTAGCGGGGTTAGCTGCTTTGATATTGTATATTACAGCTTTTCCGTCAATTCTAAATTTCATTTCAGTAATGATAATATCATAGAATCTTTCATATAGTCCAAATGCATTGCCTTGCGGGTCACCATCTGAACTTGGGATTTTTGAAGGGTCAATGATATAGCCATCTTTATCATATCCCAAGAATCTAATACCCAACATAAAGAATTGTCGTGATGGATTTTTTATATCTTTATAATTCTTAGACCTAGAAACTTTTGCTAACTCGGTAGCAGCATTACGCAATCGTGTAATAAATGAAAAACCATATGGTTCAGTTATAGTAAAAGAAGTGTTGAAAACATTTGTTGAACTAAGCGTATCCTTACCATTGATAGCTTGAGTTATTTTCAAGTCATCAATGTAGTAATCTACATCGAAGCCGGGGGCACGCTTTTGTGTGGTATTATTAATACCGCCACTTTGTGCTACTAGATAAACACCATTAGTATATTGAGTAGTAGATGCATTAGCACTAGAAGAGGACGGTGGAGAAGTAGTAGTGCCTCTAGTTCCCGCGTTAAGAAGTCTTTGTGTTTCTGCATCAGATTGATTGTCTCTGATATCTCTTGCAGCTGCCTCAGGTGTGTTTGCACCAGGAGCTAGGTTATTAATTGCGTTGATATCTTTCCTACCTGATTGAATAAAAGCATCATACGCATCAGGTGTTATCATATACAAAGATATTTGATATGTATAACTTGAAAAATTACCTAAGGGATTTTGTATTCTTTTGCCCGGGGTGTTTGTTGCAGGTGTTGCTGCGGTGGTGCCTGATTTACCTGCTGGAGTAGTGGGAGATGCTTCTACCGGTGCGCCCGGTGGAGGACTACTATTTGATACGGTAGAAGTTCCACCTGATTGGGCAGGATTACTTTGGTCATCAAACGCTAAATTGTCAGCCATCTTAAATTCCCAAAACTTGTTTTATCATATCCAGTTTAGGTAAATATATTCCTGTCCCGGCGGTAAAATCAAAATATGGATCTTTTAATCTGTTTGGATTTCTACTTGCAAACACCCACCATAATCTACTGTCACTGTATAAGTCATATGCTAATGTATCGGGTCTATATTCATAAACTGAAGTTATCTCCCAATAAATATCCGAAGGTTGCATAGGGCTAGGCCTATTAACCATAACATCCAAAAAGTTATTATTTACTATTTCAGTAAAATAATATGGACTTGTTGCTGGGTATAAATTATTTGCTGGCATTACCAAATTCCTCCACCTGCGTTGCGTGATCCTCTTAACAAGGAACCTGTTGCATATTTTTCCAAACTAAATCTATTACTAATATCATTTCTAGTTACAATTGGCACTGCGGTAATACTAAGACTTATCTTGGTAGGAACATATGTCGCTTCCTTTGTTCCAACATTAGTAGTTTGCCAAACAGGTGATGATACTGTGGCACCTGCATTAATGCCACTACTATCCATTCTACTAGCACCTGCTTGTGCCATTTCACTTTCTCCGGGTTTACCTTGTGCAGGATTGTTTTGTCTATTGACCCCTGCCGGGGCAAAATCACTCCCAGCTTGTATATAATCAACTTCGGTGGGCAAAGTGTAGGTAAAAGCTGTAATTGCCAATGGATGGGCGTCAAATTGAAATGCACCTAATCCACTCAAATAACACAATGGCGGAGGGGTGCCGTTACGGGGATTTAAATCTTGCCCATAAAACATTTTAGTGATTGATCTAAAGAAATGTATTACTGCTAGTACATATTGTGCTTCAAAGGTATCCTGTGCAGTAAAATCACACCCAATCGTAACCGAGTCAACTGCGCTGCCGCGATAAGTGAAGAACTTATAATTTGAATGTGTTAATTCAGTAGGGTCATAATTTGCTACATAACTTACTGATATCGCAGGAGTATATGGGAAGATGACCCCATCTGTTGCTATTAATGGTGCTAATATTCCAGGTGGAGTAGCTTTATACAAATACTTTGCCCCGGGACTTAAACTTAATCTTACCCGCCAGTCTGCTTTGTTTTGGAAGTTTACTGCATCTTGTAGTGTAGCCTGTTTTGCTGTGTTTAATTTTTTTGTAGTTAAACCTGACACTGACCTATTGCCTAATTCACCTGCATTGCTTATTGCTTCCGCATTTGCAGCCGCATTTTGTTCTTGTATATTTGCAGTGCCTTCTGGATCAGCATCTTGAGGTTGTTTTTGCGGTCTAGCATATTGTTCTTCAATATTTGCATTGCCCTCTGGATCGGCATCTTGAGTTTGTTTTTGCGGCCTAGCATTTTGTTCTTGTATATTTGCGTTGCCTTCAGGATCAGAATTTTGTGCTACATTGATTGGAATTGGTGCAGCATTTTCAATATTAGTTGTCGGGACTCTTACCGAGACTGCTGCATTGTCTATGGCTGTGTAAGTAGAGGTATTTTCAGCAATATTTTTTGTTACTTGATACTCCTGTCCGTCTACTGTAGCCGTCGCTACATTAGTCCCTGGAATTGTGCCGGTAACTGTTGCTGTTGCTACACTTGTAGTTTCCGCATTATCAACTGTTACTTCACTCGTATTGGGTTGATTAGTAACTACTGTCTGTGGAGGTACCTTAATTTTTTCTGCATTAGCTTGATCATATAATTTTTTGGCTCTCGTGGAAGCTTCATCAGCTAATGCCAATCTTTCGGCTGGTGTCGCACTTTTAATTGTATCGTATTGTGCTTGTGTAATAGTTCCTTCCGCAAGACCACGATCTAATGCTCTATTATTAAAAGCAGTGTTTGGGGTACGGCGAAACAAATCTGCTTCTTTAGTAGCCCGGTCACCTTGTGCGTCAAGAGTTTTACTAGCCTCAGTCTCAATGGGGGCAAAACTATATCTAGTCGTAATATTACCGCCTGTAGTCTCAGTTACTGAAGTATTAGTTGTCGTGGTAGTAGTAACTACCTTTGCATTTGCTTGATAATTAGTAGTTAACGCCGGAGCAGGACTTGTTGCTTGTTCAATTTCTGGAGTAGGAATATATGTTGTAGCTGGTTGCCCCGGAGTAGCTGTTGCTGGAGGGGTCGTAGTTGGGGTAAGTCCGCTATTCTTAGCTTCCAACGCTTCCGCTGCATCGGCGGCTGTGTTGGCATTATTTGACTGAGTTCGGTATTCGGAGGCTACAACTTGTTGTTGAGTCACTTTATTATTAGCAGCTTGTAATTGTCGTTGCGCCCGCCCTATTTCAACAGCATCACCGGTCACTTTTGCACGATCTAAAGTTACGATAGCAAATTTTGCATCACGTTCTGCATCTAGGACCGCTTGTTCTGCTTTAAAGGCGCTGATATCAGCCTTATAAGCAGCATCTGAAGCATTGAGTGCGGCTGTTCTCCATTGCGATGAGGTATTTGCTCCTGTTGTTGCCATATAATATTATTATCCTTCTTCTTATCTATTTAGCATTCCAAAATATCAGCATTTAGAATAAAAATAAAATATTTAGATAAATAAATGTACAAGGGGATGCATTATGGAAGAGTGGAAAACGCTTGAAAGAATACCTAAATATGAAGTCAGCAATTACGGTAAAATTAAGTCTACAAAAAATGGAAAAGTAAAATTACTAAAAGTATGCGTTAACAATTGGGGATATGAATTAGTATGTTTATCAGATGGCAAAAAACGATATACTAGCTATATCCATCGGTTAGTAGCAGAGGTGTTCATCCCGACCACAAACAAAGCACTAGTAGTTAATCACAAAGACAAAAACAAAAAGAATAACACAGTAAATAATTTAGAATGGACAACTGTGATGGAAAATATGTGGCATCGTGATGACACGGAAAAATATTTAAAAACAAGTGAAATATTAGAAATGTGCAAAAGCATGTCAATACTACAACTAGAAAAATTTCTATTGTCGGGACAGAAAATTGTAAGAGATAAATAAAAAGCGTCTTTTTTACCTTTTCTACAAAAAACTGTTGCATTTCTGCAACTGTTATGCTATAATCAATGTAGCATAACTATAACACAAGGAGACCCATGTCATTACTACCTGCACCAAGAAAACCCGTTAATTATCTGAATAATCGTGACATTCTTAAAGAGATTCACACAAGCAAGACCTCGTATTGTCACTTCACTGAACCTGAATATCATAGATACGATTTTATTGTTGATATGCCCCAATCTTCTATACAAGAAAGTTTAGAATATGCATTTAAACCCGAAACTATTCAATTAGCCAGAGAAACTAGAGCTACACGCTTGAGTTTAGAAGCAGGGGTAAAAGAATCAGTTAGCCCAGAATCTATTCTAGTAACAGATTTAGTATTCAGAGTAATGAATTGGGATCATGTGCCAGTAGCACCAAAAGTTCCACGCAAAACAGTTAAAAAGAAAACAGCAAAAGATATCTTTGAATTTGAAGAAGAAGTTAATCCAGATGAGATTTTTGCTGATTTGGAAGATGCCACAACCAAAGCAGAAGTAGATGATCTAGTTCATGTTAAGGTAAACTTTCCACCATTCCAACATTATAAAATTGATGAGAATAATACATTCTATTGTGTGGGCAAAAGTCATTGGAAAGGTGATCTATCCACTGGAGAATTCAGTAAGGATCACGGTCAAGTAACAAATAAACTTGCCCGTATGTATATTATGATGTGTGGGAAATATGCCATGAAATACAATTGGCGTGGATATACTTATAATGATGAAATGCGTAATAGTGCCATTCTTCAACTTACTTATGTTGGACTAAGATTCAATGAGGCTAAAAGTGCTAATCCATTCGCATATTATACAGCGGCTATAACTAATTCCTTTTGCCGAGTACTAAATACTGAAAAACGCAACCAAAATATTCGTGATGACATCTTGGAAATTAATGGCCTCGCACCGTCTTGGACTCGTCAGGGTCTGGGTTCTGGAATGAGTTCGGTAGTTTACGAAGAATAAGTTGTCCAATGATGTTGCTACGGCAGCATCATTTATTGTATAATAGAAAAATGTCAAATCTTTTTAAAAAAGCCGCTTGCCTAACCGATATTCATTTTGGTCTTAAGGGTAATAGTATACAACATAACACAGATTGTATCAATTTCATTGATTGGTTTATTGCCAAAGCCAAAAGTGAAGGGTGCGAAACTTGTTTTTTCTTGGGTGACTGGAATCATCACAGGGCAAGTATTAACATCCATACATTACAGTTTGGGCTACAGGCGCTGGAGAAACTAAATGATAACTTTGATCGGGTATATTTTATACCGGGCAATCACGACCTTTATTATCGTGATCGCAGAGACATTCATGGTATTGAGTGGGCTAAACATTTACCCAATGTACAACTCGTCAATGACTTCTTCACTGAAGGTAATGTGGTAATTGCACCTTGGTTAGTTCAAGATGATTACAAGAAGGTTCAGAAACTTAGTGGTAAATATATGTTTGGGCATTTTGAATTACCTAGATTCTATATGAATGCACAAATATTAATGCCTGATCACGGAGAAATCAGCACTGATCATATGAAGGATTTTGATCATGTCTTTAGTGGACATTTTCATAAACGACAACACAATAAGAATGTTTGGTATATAGGAAATGCATTCCCGCATAACTATGCTGACGCAGGTGATGATGCCAGAGGTATGATGATGTTAGAATGGGGGCAAGACCCGATCTTTCACAGTTGGCCTCGACAACCTATTTTTCGTGTACATAAACTTAGTGATATTCTAGAAAACCCAGAAGGTTTGCTATTAATTGACAGTCATGTTCGTGTACATCTTGACATTGATATTAGTTATGAAGAGGCTAATTTCTTGCGTGAAACATTTATCCCTGAATATAAACTCCGAGAAATGACATTGATTCCAATGAAAGTAGAACAGAATGAGACCGAAGGTCGCGGTGATTTAAAGTTTGAGTCAGTGGACCAAATCATCGTGGAACAAATCAACAGTATTGAAAGCAATAGCTTTGATAAAAGGATTTTGCTAGAAATTTACACCAATCTATGATAATTCTCCAAACAATAACCCTGCGTAATTTTTTGAGCATAGGTGCCTGTACACAAGCAGTTGACTTTGACAGACAAGAGCTAACACTTATTCTGGGTGAAAATCTAGACCTAGGCGGTGGTGATTCCAGAAACGGGACGGGCAAAACCTCACTGATTCAAGCACTATCTTACGCATTATTCGGTGTTCCTATTAACAATATTCGTAAAGATAATCTAGTTAATCGTACTAATGGCAAAAACATGATGGTAACATTAGAGTTTAATGCCGGTGGAATTGATTATAAGATTGAGCGCGGACGAAAGCCAAACATTTTACGATTCTATGTGAATAATGATTTACAAAGGGGAAATGATGATGCCCAGGGCGAAAACAAAGAAACCCAAGTGGCAATTGAAAAAGTGATTCATATGAGTAGCGATATGTTTCAGCATATTGTGGCACTCAACACCTATTCCGAACCGTTTCTTGCATTAAAAAATAATGAACAACGTGCTATCATTGAACAACTATTGGGCATTACTTTACTTAGTGAGAAGGCAGAAATCATTAAAGGAATGGTCAAAGATAGTAAAGATCATATTCAACAAGAAGAATTTAATGTAAAAGCAATTGAAGAGGCCAACAAACGGGTACAAGAACAAATTGATGCTACTAAACGTAGACAGAAATTGTGGAAGATGAAGCACGATGAGGACTTGGAGAAACTTGCTATTGATTATCAACGGTTGATTATCATTGATATTGATATTGAATTACAGTCTCATACCGCATTATCAGCTTGGAACGAAAAGAAAAAACAACAGGATGCTTATAATTCATTGTTTGCTCGGTCTTTGGCCTGGCAACAAAAGCATGACAGTGATGTATCTGCTGCCGATAAAATATATGTAGATAAGAATCGCTATAACATTGAAGATGAACTAGCAGCATGGACTAAATTGAACGAGTGGTCACGCGAATTTATCAGTCAATCTACTATTGCTAGTACGATTTCTACACTAACCAAAAGTATAGTAAAAGAAAAAGAATTAATTTCTAAACTTGAAAAAGAAGTTGAGTTATTAGAAGATCATACTTGTTATGCGTGTGGGCAAGACTTCCATGATGACAGTCACGCCAAGGTGTTAATTGATAAGCAAGAACTGTTGGGTAATGCAGTGGTGCAGATTAATGAATTACAAACTAGTGTAGCTACTAATCAAGCACTTATAAAAGACTTGGGGATGAAGCCTACCACTTTGTACAAAACCGAAGCTGAAGCAATCAGACATAGTAGCGACCTAAGTAACTTGAAAACAGTTTGGGAAGATAAAAAGCTAGAAGCTAATCCTTTTTCTGATCAATTAGCAGAATATACGGAGCTTGAGTTGGGGCGTCAGCCAGAAACTCATTATGATACTGAATCGCAGGCAATTGAACATCGTAGTAAAGTAGCTAATACAATTAAAGATATTGAACGAAAAAGTGAAGATGTTGACCCATATAATGAACAGATTACCGAGATGGAAAATCAAGCATTACAAGAGATTAATTTTGACAAGATTAATCGGTTGACCCGCACTATGGAACATCAGAAATTCTTGCTTGATATTTTAACTAGTAAAGATAGTTTTGTTCGGAAGAAGATCATTGATCAAAATCTGGCATACTTGAATAGTAGATTAACGCATTACTTAGATAAAATTGGACTTCCACATCAAGTAATATTTAAAAATGATTTGCAAGTTGAGATTACGGAATTGGGTCGTGAAATGGACTTTTATAATTTATCAAGGGGAGAAATGAATAGAGTTATTCTATCATTGTCTTGGGCATTCCGTGATGTTTGGGAAAACTTATATCAACCCATAAATGTGTTGTTCATTGACGAACTGTTGGATAACGGCACAGATAGTGTTGGAGTTGAAAATTCTCTGGCGATTCTAAAGGATATGGCCCGCCGCAGACACAAATCAATATGGCTTGTTTCTCACAAAGAGGAATTAGTAAATAGGGTACCTAATGTGCTGAAAGTTGTGAAAGAAAATGGTTTTACACAATACAATAACTTAGTGGATATAGAATGAGTATAAATATGACACATGCACAAAGGTCACTGGGAGTTCCCTCATGATTTCAATATTGATGAATGGTTTGGTTTCCTATATAGGATAACTGAATTATCTTCCGGTATGGAATATTTAGGTAAAAAACAACTACATCAACACTTGAGAAAAACAGTCAAGGGTAAAGTAAATAAGAAAAAAGTGATTAAGGAATCTGACTGGAAAACATATACAGGATCTTCTGTGCGATTAAATTTAGCAATCTCTGCTTTGGGCAAAAATAATTATAAATTTGAAATAGTGTCCCTTCACAAGACCAGAGCCTCGTTAGTTTACGCCGAAGTTAAACTCCAGATAAATGAAGAGGTTCTTAGAACTAGATTACCCAACGGTGAGAGAAAGTACTATAATGGACTAATTTCTGGGATAAAATTTATCCCACCGGGAGAGACGCCAGAAGAAGCGAAGATGAAAAAATAGGCAATGAAAAAGATAGAGTAAATATAAGATGATAAGTGAAATGTCAGTTACCGTAGACGAAGAAATCAACACTTTATTACTGTCATTTAATCGTGATAGAATTAATTTCAATGTTGAAACACTAAACGACTTTCCTTTTCATCTATTGCTTACAGGGGAATGTAAAGTAATAGATGCATGGATCGGGCAACTTATGGATGTAGCCGACCCCAATGATTTGAACATTCTTTTTATGAAGTTTAATCGTAAAGGTCGTTATATTGCTGTACAAAGCAAATTAACATGGGTTGCCGATAATTTCACTTATTATACATCAAAAAAATACGGAGACTGGATGATTTTTGAATTTGATAGTTTCTTCTTAAACAATACTGATTTATTAAAATCATATTGTTCCACTGACACCAAGTCAACAAAAAATAATTCTCAATTAACAATTAATATCTAATATATAGTAACAATTTGCTGGCTCAGTTTGTGAGTCCTCCTTGAGTTTGCGTTGAAAGTTACACGCAAGCAGATTCTGGAGTATGCATGAATAGCAATATTCATGGAAAACCGAGAAGGCTCTCGTCAAAGCGAACCTTCAATGAGTCTATATCCAACTCTATCTTGCGGATATAGAACATGCGTTGTCGAAGGACCAATTGAAAGACATTGGCAGCTTCACTACAGTCCCAAAAACATTACAGGACAACCGGTTGCGTATAATGTCAGAAATAGGCGATTATACGGGGAATAGAATGCAAAGGTCGACGGTCGTGGCAAACACACTTTTACCCATTGGTAGTGCAAATTTGCACTACCATGGCTCTCTAATCGGCAATTGATATCTAAACCATTACAGTATAAAACAATCGAGTACCGTAAAAACAAAGAACGAACGCAGTGAGTTCTTAGATGAACGCCAGTTCATCTGTTATTGAAACAACACGAAATTTATAAATGAATATTTACGGCTAGAAAAATGGCATTTGAGTTTTCTTAGTTGTTTCCAAATTACTTTCTACTAATTCGTTAACTAACTTTCTTTCGTCATGGGACATGTTTAGTACATCCTCATACGAAGCACCTCCCCGCATGTACCAAGATAAAGTTAAAGCAGATTTCTTTATCTCACTACATTCTTTTTCCATGCCATCTAACAGCTTCTGAACACCCTCAGGGTTGAGGTGTAGAAGCCTCAACCGAAAAAATCAGATTGATTAATTACAATTTCTTGTGAATATTCATGTTGACAATGAATACATTTGATTTTTTGTGGCTCTAATTTTGATTGGTCTTTTAGTTTACCGTGATAATCTCGTATTTCTTTGTAGATGTTTTTATCGCAATTTTGCAAAAATTCAAGTATAAAATCCTTTTGTGTTACTAATTCATCGTTGACTTTAATGTATTCAATTGTATGTGATAATAATTCCATTGTGATAGTAGTAATGGTTACTATAGCTTCATGTGACTTTTTTGTTTTTTCTTCATCTGACAAATCTTGCAAACTTGCAAACATTTTCTGAATTTCAAATTGGTGTTTACCAGCTTCACTCATTTCTTTGTAGATGAGTGGTCTGAACTTAATTGCTAACTCTCCTAATTTCAACGGGGTAGTGTAATCAACTTTTTTGATATTTTGCAGCATCCCAATAAGATTAACTCCGTAAGTGGCAGATTCAGCACATGCTGGACAAACAGATTCAACTTCTAAATCATTGCCCTGTGAGCAGGATTTGATAGCTAATAAGATTGCATCTACATCAATACTTTTGATTTGCCAAGGATCTTTGATTGCAGGAACACAGCTTTTGATTAATTCTACTATAGCAAGACCATTGTATAAAGCGTCCGGGGTTCTAACTGTAATTTCATCAATTGCTGTCATAGGATATATAGGCAATTCACCAGTTTCTGACATAGTTAAGACTTCTGGATCATATCCTTCACCGCCACTTGGTAATCTCAAGTAAATTGATGGTCTACGAAAATATTGCTTTAATGGATTGTTTGATAACATTAGTGGTATTCCTTTGATAAAAACGGGTCTTACCCGATACTAAATACTAAAGATATTTAGTGCCTAAAAAATGGCTAAAATTTAAATGGAATAATAATATGTCAGACCTAGACCCGCAAATTTTAAAAGAACTCAATGACCACTTTAGGTATATGCGAGAAGGTGTAGCTGAGGCTACCACTAGTACAAAAACATTTGCTGAGGGAATGACTGAAGCTGCCAAGGCTGAGCAAGAAGCTGCCGCAATCACAAAAGCATCAAAAGCCAACATGGAAAAGGCTACAAATGAAGCTATACGAAGTATGGCTAGTTTTGGCAAAGCATTAACAAGTGGTGCTGAGGGCGGGTTTAGTAAATTTAGTAGCGGCATGGAATCAGCGTCCGGCGCTGTTGCTTCCTTAGCAAATAATTTTGGTCTGCTTGGAAAAGTTTTTGGCGGCATAGTACAAGTTGGTACTAAAGTAATCACAATGCAATTAAAGCAAGCTGATGATGCATTAAAAGCCAGTGATGAGATAAAGAAGTTAGGAAATGCCGGAGCACTGTCAACTAAACAAGTAATGGATATGGTGCACGGCGCTGGATTATCTGCTGCTGAAGCAGGCAAGTTAACCAATGCAATGAAGAAAGCCGGATCCGGAGTTATTGGATTAGGTGACAAGTTTGGTGACGGTGCTGTTGCTTTTGGAAAAATGGTTGCTGTCACCAATGAACAGCGTGAAGGATTCCAACGGTTAGGTATCAGCCAAGAAGAATTGATGGGATACCAGGGTGATTACCTAGCATTACAAAAAGCATCCGGAATGCAAATGTCAAAGCAAGGCAAATCCGGTGAGGCCCTACAAAAAGCATCATTGGATTATACCAGAAACTTAGTGGAGCTTTCTAATATTTCTGGTAATGATCTTGCAACTACACAGCAAAACATAAAAGCTGAAAAAGAGCGGTATGAATATGTGCTTGCTAATACAATGCAGCAACGGGAAATTGATAGAGCTAATGCTTCAGGTGACACAGCAAGAGCAAAACAATTAACAGAAGAAATGGAAGCTAGAGATAAATTAATAAAATCTACATCTCAGTATCTAAGTGAAAGTGATAAAGCCGGCCTAGCGATGTTTTTAACTACAGGCTCATACACGGAGGCATCAGCTAAATTTGCTACTGCCGGTGTTGATATGGAAGGCTTCAGAGAAAAAATCAAAGCCGGCAAAGATGTTACTGCTGAATTTCAACAGGCAATGAAAGATGCAACCGGTAGACAAGTAGATCAACTTGGAACAGCGGCGTTATACAATGCTTCTTTAAGAGATAGTACATTACTCAATACAAAAAATCTTCAAACTCTTAATGCCAGAATAGGCATAGATGAAGCACAATTTAAAAAGGATGCTGAAGCAAAGGCTCTGGCCCTACAAAATGGCACAAAGGCAGACACTGCCGAAAACGCCAGAAATATAGCAACTACAGCCGCAATCGTAACCACTGTAGCATTTGATAAAATAGTACAAGCAACTAATCCTTTAATCAGCGGGTTTAATGATGGATTGGGAGCAGCTACATTGGCATTGACAGCATTGGCTTTGGCCAGCACCGCAGCATTAGCAGGAAAAGCAATGGGCGGCGCCGCTGCTGGTGCTGCTGGTGCTGTTGGTGGTGCCGGCAAACTAGCAACAGGTGCCGGTGTATTAGCTGCGGGCGCTGGCGGTTTTGCATTTGGCACGATGCTTAACGATACATTCAAAATTAGTGATAAAATTGTAGATGTGTTGATGTCAAGTACAGACAAAAAAATAGAGGAAAGTATAAAAGGCGCACCGGCAAAAGTGGCTGCAGAGCCGATAGCAATGGGTAATGAAGGTAGAAGAACTCCAGGTGCACCTACAGCGGCTACTGCACCAGTAGCAATGGGCAATGAAGGTAACAGAACTGCTAGGAAAAGTGCAACGCTAACTCCCCAACCACCGGAAGGCGCGGGGGCGGTAGAAGCAACAAAAACAATTTCTTTGGGTAGCATATTAAAATTTGGAACAGGCTCGGGCACTCAACAAAATTTTGAAGGATTAACACCTGCAATAAAAGAGGCTGTAATTGCAGCCGCTACTGAATATAATGCGGCTACTGGAAGTAAGTTTATGATTAATAGTGCTAAACGAGATCCGGAAGATCAAAAAAGATTATGGGATGAATCAGTTGCAGCCGGTAGACCAGGCAAGGGCCCAACAGGAATGGCTATCGGTAAGCCAGGAAAAAGTTTACATGAAAGAGGTGAAGCAGTTGATATTCAAAACTATAAAGATCCAGCCGCAGTTGCTGCTCTTAATAAACAAGGACTATCACAAAAAGTACCCGGAGATCCGGTACACTTCCAAGCGAGGAACGGGGGTGTAGTAGACGGCCCTATGTCAGGTTATCCGATGGCGGCTACATTCCATGGAAATGAAGCAATAATCCCATTAAATCCTGAATCAATTATTACTAAGTTATTAAACACTAGTGAAGCACAACTCAATAAAGAAATGAATAATAACACTACTAATAATACCTCTACTGATAATACTAGCCAAATTATGGCAGATTTGTATGCAATGATGTCAGCTAAATTGGATTCAGTCATTGATAAATTAGCGAATAGTAACGACACCCAAGAAAAATTATTAATGTATTCTAGGGTTTAATACTAAATACATTAGTGTAGTTCGCGGCTGGCCGGCCCAACTACACTATGATTTAAAAGGAATCACAGCAATGATATTTAGCAAAAAAAATCCACCCGAAGGATATTATGTTTATGCCTATCTAAGACCAGATGGCACACCTTATTATATTGGTAAGGGTAAAGGAAAACGTGCTTGGACTAAGCACAAAGGTGAAGTACACCCTCCAACAGACCTTTCACGTACTGTAATTTTAGAAGCTAGCATACCCGAAGATGCCGCATTTACCCATGAAAAAAATCTAATAGAAGCATATGGTCGTAAAGATATAGGTACAGGAATATTACGAAATAAAACTAACGGTGGCGATGGTACCGGGGGTTTAGTACAAACAGTAGAAAGAAGACAAGCCCATAGTAAACTAATGAAAGAACTTATGAAGGGATCCCCTTCTCCCATGGAGGGTAAACAACAAACAAAAGAACATGTTGAAAAACGAATGAAAGCACATATTGGTACGTTGCGTTCAACAGAAACATGTAATAACATTAGCAAAGCAAGAATAGGAGTATCCACCCCTCATCCTAAAATAACTTGCCCTCATTGTGATAAAACAGGGGGTTCAGCTAATATGAAAAGATATCATTTTGAAAACTGTAGAATAGATAAATAATAACATGTCATACAAAAAACGGTTTACAAATAAAAGTGGTATCTCTAGTCCCATAGGTGGTGGGAATAGCAACACCGGTGCATGGAACGGCAGTCCAGGACAGAATGGTTCAAGTACCGGTGGCTGGAATAATCATGAAATGGGTTATAAAAACTACATGAGTAGACTCCCGGAAGTATATACAGGTCACCCAAATCGCATTGAAAGATATAATAGTTACGAAATGATGGACGTGGATGCGGAAATTAACGCCTGTTTAGATATCATTTCAGAATTCAGTACACAGAAAAACGAACACAATGATACCCCATTCAATTTAGCATTTACTGATGATCCAACTCCACACGAAGTAGAATTGCTAAAAACACAATTACAACAATGGTGTAAACTAAACGAATTTGGAACAAGAACATTCAAAATCTTCCGTAATACAATCAAGTACGGAGATCAAGTATTCGTCCGAGATCCAGAAAACTTCAAACTATACTGGATTGATAATACTAAAGTAATCAAAGTTATTGTTAATGAAAGCGAAGGCAAAAAGCCAGAACAATATGTTATCAAAGACATTAATATAAATCTACAGAATCTTACTGTAGCACAGAAAACTAACTCAGACTTTGCTGCCAATCCAGCAACAGGCTTGGGTGGTACAGGTGGAGGTTCAGGCGGCGGGGGCGGTGGTGGATATACTGTTCCAAGTATGCCCTACAATACTACTGGATCTCGTTTTACATTAGGACAAAGTGAATCAGCAATTGACGCTAAACACATTGTTCACTTGAGTTTAACTGAAGGATTAGATAGATTCTGGCCATTTGGTCAATCAATACTAGAGAACATTTTCAAAGTTTATAAGCAGAAAGAATTACTAGAAGATGCGGTTCTTATCTATCGTGTACAACGCGCACCAGAACGGAGAATGTTTAAGATTGACGTTGGAAATATGCCAAGTCATTTGGCCATGGCTTTTGTTGAGCGTATTAAAAATGAGATTCATCAAAGACGAATTCCTAGCACCAATGGCGGATCAGCGATTGTGGATGCTAGTTATTCGCCACTTTCAATGAATGAGGATTACTTCTTTCCAGTAACAGCAGACGGCAGAGGAAGTAGTGTTGAAGTATTGCCAGGTGGACAAAATCTTGGTGAGATTGATGACTTGAAATACTTCAATAACAGATTAGCCCGTGGTTTGCGTGTACCAAGTTCATATTTACCATCTGGTCCTGATGACAACACTACCCCAATGAATGATGGTAGAGTTGGAACAGCAATGATACAAGAGTTCCGTTTCAATCAATATTGCGAAAGATTACAGAAATACTTGAGTCAAAAGTTAGATGAAGAATTCAAGTTATTTCTGCGTTGGAGAGGTTTCAATATTGATAGTGGATTGTTTACATTAGAATTTAATCCACCACAAAATTTTGCAGCTTATCGTCAAAGTGAATTAGATACATCAAGGGTAAGTACTTTTGCTAGTATGGAAGCATTTCCTTATATTAGTAAACGCTTTGCACTAGAACGATTTTTAGGATTAAGTGAAGAAGAAATTAATAAGAACGAGAAAATGTGGCGCGAAGAAAACGGCAAAGATGCTGAGGTTGAAGCATCAAGTAGCGATTTACGCAATATTGGTGTTAGCGCCGGTGGTATTGATAGTGATTTAGAAACTGCTGAAGGTATTGAAAATAACCCAGAAGAAGGCGAACAACCAACTGGACCAGAAGTAGTAGGACCAGTAGGCAACACTGCCGGTGGACAGCCAGCCCCAGCAGATACCGGACTGTAAGATAAATAGTATATCGGAAACTAAAATGAAATTAATGGAAATGTTTAATCCTGCGGTTGAAGGCTATCAAGATTTAGCTGCTGATAACTCTAGGCCAAAGTGGAAAGAAAGCCGCAAAACAAAACTAACACTAAGACAGATTCGTAAACTTAGAAAAATGTTAGATGTTAGATCGTTTGAAAAATCAAAATATATCAAAAAAGTACATGAACAATATGGTGTAAAGCCAGAATCCGTACCTCAATAGAGTAAAACTCTCTATCTCTCCTATTAATGCAAAAAATGCTATCTTATTAAGCATTTTTTAATTGTATAGCATAAGTACAATACACAAGCCATTACTTAGGAGAAACAAACAATGGACCACAAAAAATTTGAACAACTTATTGATTTGATTATTAATGAGAATGAAGAACAAGCCCGAGTATTATTCCATGATATCGTAGTTGAAAAAAGCCGCGAAATCTATGAAGATATAATGTCCGATGAAATGGATGAAGGCATGGGCGGCCAAGTAGGCCAGATGATGGATGAAATCTCTGCCGAAGAAGAAGGCATGACCGAAGCAGAAGATGAAGAAATTGATTTTGATGACGAAGGTGATGACGATATCGTTGATATTGAAGCCGATGGTGACATGGGTGATGAAGCCGAAGGCACAGAAGATCGTCTAGTAAGCATTGAAGATAAGTTAGACCAATTGATGGCTGAATTTGAAGAAATCATGGGCAATGGTGATGCTGATATGTCCGATGACGAAATGGGCGACGGCGATGACATGGATATGGGCGATGACGATGACATGGATATGGGCGATGACGACATGGCTATGGGTGATGACGATGAAGCTATGATGGAAGCAATTACTTTGAAGAAAGTTTCCGTAACTCACGGTGACAACGGTGTTCAAACAAGAAGCACAAGTCTACAAAACAGCGGACAAGCTGGAATGGATAGTCGTCCAGTTAAATTCAGTGGCGCTAGTGAGGCAGTTCCTACAGGCCCTAAAGGCGCTAGTAACTTCTACTCAAAAGGCGAAGGACAAGTAAAAGGCGCTGGTTCATTTAAAAACGCTCCAGCACAAAACAACGCTGACTTAGAAAAGGCTCCGGCTCCATCAAAGTCACAAGCTAGCGGTACAAACACTAAAAGCCCTGTAGCTGAATCACGCAAGCCAGTTAAGCGTATTATTAAGTAAGGAATCTGAGAGAATGGCTTTGTCTTATCTGATAAAAATAAATGAGTAATTACGGTAAATTTGCATTTAGGGGTTATTACAATGGTCAATTTTTGCGATCATATAATGAATTCCTATATGCAGTAAACCTAGAATTCATTGAAAAGAAACAATTTATTGTCGAGCCCTTTTCGCTACATTCTACTATTACTGACAAAAGAAAAATTCCTGATTTTTTAGTATTTACTGATGAAACGGATTATCACTTAGTAGAAATTAAAGGTAATGAGAATTCTAATATTGACACTATAGTTGATTACGCTACTAACCAATATGAATTGGGGGGATTATCAGTTAAATTTGTAAACATTAATCAGAAGAATATGAAGTCAAAAATTATCGGCAATATAGGGATAGTCAAATTTTCGGCAATGGATAAGGAATACAAACAGCAAAGAGATATGAAATTTTATACAGGCTTTTCTGGTGAAAAAAATCCAATGTTTGGTCGCCGCGGAGATAATAATCCAAATTTTGGAAAGAAGAAAACTGAAGAACAACGGGCTAAATCTAGCGGAAAAAATAACGGAATGTTCAACAGAACTCATTCTCTTGCTGCTCGGGAAAAAATTGGATTAAAGTGGCAAGATGCAAAAAAATCAAAAAGCATGCTTTTGGCAGGACTTACTACTTGTATACTGAAATTAACGGTTGAACAACAAGAAAATTATCTTAGCTATGTTACTTCATCATTAGATAATAAAATAAAAAAACCAGCGTTTGTAAACAATTATATTTCTGTATCTGACAATAAAATAAAAAAATATTTCAATGATTCTAAAATAGATTTTTTAGAATTTGTAGAAAGAATCGTATGTCAAAAATAATATTACAAGAGTACATAAGTCCGTCTTCCGCAAATAGTAAAATATTCATGGAAGATGGGACAGATGCGTTTGGTGAAAAAAAGAAACATTGTTATATGGAAGGTATTTTTATTCAAGGGAACATAAAAAATGCCAATGAACGTATTTACCCCACTGATGAGATTGCTCGTGCAGTAAAAACTATACAGGACCAGTTAAAAGATAATTACTCAATATGCGGGGAAATTGATCATCCTGATGATCTTAAAATTAATCTAGACAGAGTTAGTCATATAATAATTGCAATGAAAATGGATGGAAATGACGGAACAGGTAAACTAAAACTATTACCAACACCAATGGGAGAACTTGCACAAAAAATGTTGCAAGCCGGGGTAAGATTGGGTGTTTCTAGTAGAGGTAGCGGAAACGTAGATGATTTTACTGGCAAGGTAAGTGACTTTGAAATAATTACTGTGGATATCGTAGCCCAACCCTCGGCACCGGCAGCATACCCCAAGGCAGTATATGAATCATTGTTGAATATGAAGTACGGACATAATTACATCGACAACCTTAAAGGAATGAATTTAGCTAGTGATAGTAAAGTTCAAAAATATATTGTTGAAACTGTCACCCGAATAATTAAGGATATGAAATTATGATATGTGTAAAAAATAATAAGGATGGATGGAAATT